GTATATACCATAAAACCCCGCACCCGCGCCAACAATTACGCTAACGTAACCGGCTTGCGCGTTTGACGGGGCATCAAGGCTAATGAACCATTCTGTTGTGCGATAGAAGGCAAAGCCATACAGAGTAATGATTAAGCGCGGCCATATGCGCCATTTGTCAAGCCATTCAGGTGTTATCTGCATATCGTTTCGCAATCTTTTTGTTTGACGTAATAATTATGATTTTGCCGTTTTTATCATAAACGACATGCTTCACCACTTTCCCATGTAGACACCCAAACCATATATGGCCGCAATCACACCGCTAAATGCAAGAACCCCAGCGGCTATGTAGCCGATCAGTTCAATTAATTCTTCACGTTGCTTTATTGCGGCACGTTCCGCATCTTTCCGCGCCTTACGCGCTTGCGCCTGATACTTCAGCCAATCATCCTTCAACCCAATCCGGCCTGTGTAAACCATCAGCAATTCCAAGTCTTTTTCAGCTTGTTTGATGTCTTCCAGCGCAAGGAATTCTTCCAGATCGGTTTCAACTCTAGCGGAAAATGGGCTGTTCTTTTTCTTTTGCAGCTTCTTATGCAGATCATCTTTCGACTGCACCATTGTGCCAATCGACTGCGCACATGACGCTATTTCGCGGCCAGCCTGAACCGTGGCCTTCACGGTCTGGTAGGCAGCATTGAAGGCTGCAAGTTCAGCTAACATTTAGACACCCATAAAATCAGGACACTTATAATTCGGATTATACACGAAACCCCACGTTTTGGGAAACTTGTCCTGTTCTGCCGGTGCGTAGTGGCACACCTTCACAACTGTCTTATGGCCGTCAATGATTACTGGATTAAGCGTTACTAGGTACAGAACCAGTAACATCAGCCCATATGGGTGACAACGTAGGCTGTAACAGCCGCCGTTACGACTATCCAGAAGATACGTTCCAGAAACCGTAATGTCACACCATCTGCGCCGGATACTTTTTCAATCTTAGACACGCGATCCGACAATTTATTCTGCGTATCATCATAACTATCCATGCGCTTGAACAACGTCACCATGCGTTCTTCCATACGCGCCAACGACACAATGGCCTTTGACATATCGTCTAGCTTTTGTTCTATCCGCTCTAATCGCTTTTCGTCAGCCATGTCAGACCTATGTAATATCGTCGGTAATCTCTATCCGAATATACCCGTTATTCGGAAATGTTTCTATCGTGCCATCTGAATAAGTAACTTCAAATTCAGCCTGATAAGAGCCAACCGTATCGGTATCATCCGCAACCCAATTATATTGAACTATCCCTGTCGCTTCGTTGACGATCTGCGCGGTGGCATCAACCGTCACTGTAGTTGCGCCAATACTGCGCATGTGAAACTGGCAAGTTGCACCAGTTAAATCAACCGCTGTACCGCTGCCGTTCTCCAAGGCCGCGCGTAAAGATGGAACTGTGTCATTCTGTTTAATGTAAAAGCTCATTATGCGGCCTCATTCTTTTCATTCACAAGTATAACATTGTTTGGCTGATCTTGCGATAGGGTTGCGGCGTTGGCTACGTCTGCATATTCGAACCGTCTTGCGCGGCCCGCCGATAAGGCTGCATCTTGCCCCGTGATTGTGTAAAGTTGAACGCCCTGAATGACAAGGAAGTTGGCAAGGCCCGCGACTTGACCAGTTAGCGTAAAGTGGCCAGTTTCAATCGGTAGCGTTAGAACAGGCTCTAACCGCGCGTCATCAGCGGTAAACGTGAATGAACCCGTTTCGACGGTAAAGACTTCAGTTTCCTTAAAGTCAATGTCAAAGCCTGTTGTTGCATATGACGATTGACCACCAAGTAGGTAGTAATTAACCTTCAGTGCCGCATCTTCTGCGCCAAAGGTAAACGTGCCGACATTCGCAACAAAATTATCGCTTACGTCAAAGTTAATGTCCTGACCTGTGACGGAATATGAACCTGCGTCTACACCGAAGATTTCGCTTACGTTAAGCGTTGCATCCTGACCTGTAACCGTAAATAGGCCAGTGCCCACACCGCGAACTACGTCAACATCTGTATCTTGGAAGGTATGCGTGAATGTGCCTTCATCCGCAAAGATGGTGTAATCGCGGATAAAGCCTACATCCTGACCCGTGATGGCAAATGAGCCAACGCCAGCATCCACGATTGTATTCGGGAATGCATTGGCATCCTGACCCGTTAGGGTAAATGTGCCACCGTCTGATGGGCGGGTAATATTGTTGTTTGCCGCCTGACCAGTGAGCGTAAAGTCGTTGCGGCCACCAAAGATAGTAACGCCGAAGAACGTAGCTTGCCCTGTTAGCCCGTATGAGCCTTGCGCAGCTTCTAGTTTGCGGTTGATGCCACTGTCCTGACCTGTCAGCGTAAATGTCGCTGTACCGCCCGTTTTAGTAAGAGCAAAGTCTGTTTCTTGCGGTGTAGCAATCAGCGCAGTATGACGCGCATCAAGGGTGTAGCCTTTGGTAAACCCTACGTCCTGACCCGTTAAGCTGAAGGCACCAGTGGAAATTGGCGTGGTAACTGTGAATGTCGCTGCGACTGTGGTGGTATTAAACCCACCGTCGTCCGCAATAAAGTTGTCGCGCAAAGACAGCGCAGTTAGATCAACGCCTGTAAGCGCAAACGACCCCGCATCAGCCGTCATTTCATATTCGCGAACACCTACATCATCTGCTAGTGGTGCCGCTGCTATGGGGCCGAATGCCAGCATGGTTTATCCCCTTACGGTGCTACAGGCCAATCGGCATCGGCAATATTAGGCCATGATGCCAAGTCTGACATATCGCGTAGTTCTTGACGATAGGTAGCCCATGCAGTCTTAGCTTCATTCGTCAACGGACTGTCATTCATCTGCGTCCAATCAGTATCAGCTAGTAGCTTATCACGTGTAGTACGATGACCTTCAGCAACTTTAGCATCTAACCCTGCCTGATATGCAGCCTCATGCTCTGCCTTGGTTGTCGTAACACCATCCTCTGTGGTGTCTGCAAACATGTCACGGGCAACGTAGTTCTCCACCCAGTTGCCGTTAGCATCTTGGACAACACCATCACGCACAGACGTTTGGTATGCTGTAGTGGTAGCCGCAGGTGACTTTAGAACTGGGTCTAGGTCTAGTGCGTCTAGGGTTGCTGCTTTCCATACACGGGGTAGGGACATGTTGGCGAACTCATTGCGCCACTGCCCTTGGGTCTTTACGACACCTGTTGTTCTGTTTCTGTATTCAGCCATTAGAGTGATCCTTTCTTATAGCCGTTGATTATATGGCGACTGCGTAGAAAATATAGCTTGCGCCTGATACGTTATTATTCCCGCCAGAAGGTATAGAAAATCCTGAACTGAGTGGGTCTAACCAATCATATCCTGTAGTTTGTCCTGCATTACTATTTAAGTCAAACCAAGGATCACTACCTGAAGTAATTCCTCTAAGACTGTCCCAAAGCCACCAAGGGCTTGTGCTATCAGTACGCTTTATAAGAACTAAACTAGAACCACTACTAAACCCACAGTCAATGTTTAACGTAGAATTTGTCCCAGTATAACTCCCCACCTTAGACACACCATCTAGGCTTGCGAATAGGTAGGCTATGTAGGTGCCGCTTGACTGATTAACAAAGGAATTAGAACCAAGAGTAAAGACTGTATCGCTTGGCGTTGTGTCATCCCAGAAGCCTGTGCCGAAACCATCAACTGAAGCACTGGTCAAGTCAAGGAACATATAATCAGTGTTGCCCGTATCTTTGTGGTAAACGCACCAATTCCTTGTAGTGTTTCTTTGCTTCACCCACATCATTTCAGGTGCAACACCAAGGTTATGGCTTACAGTACGCCCTGCTGTTCCGTTCCCCGTGTAAGCAACGACATCAAAGAAGTTGGGGGCACGTTTCCACATCCAAGAGTAATAATGAGATATAGTGGTAGTATCATCGCCATAAAAACCATTTTGATAATCAAACTGCGCCCAACTTCCAGTGTTCTCTGCATCATTTGTATTTATTGAAAAAAACTTGCCTTGAGTAAGTCTTGCAGTATTAACAGGGCTTGTACCTGTTGTAGATTGATATATTTGCATATCAACTGGAAATGTTGATCTAAACGCAGGTTCTTTTCCGTCACCAGTGCTACCAAATGTATCAATAAAAAACACATCATCCGCATCTTCAGGCACAGCCATAGGGCCACGGCGAATGGCTATGTAGATGTAGTCGTTGCTAATAGAGTTCCATCCAGAACCTGTGTTTATTACCTTAAATCCTGTTGGCGTCAGATCAATTAAATCATTACTTGCAACTGTATTTTCATTATTGAAATTCGCACGCAGATAGCTGTCTCCCACACCTGTAACAATTCCTCTCATATTATCAAGTATATACCACGTTGATGCGGCATCAGTGTTTTTAATAAGCAACCATTGAGGCTCAAAGCCAAGATCAACATCTAAACCAGAACTACCCGTACCAGTATAACTCCCACACTTGATAATATCAGCATCACCATCAGGGCCAAACTCACCGTCACCATCGTTGTGGGCGAATAGGTAGGCAACGTAAGTGCCGCCAGAGGCGTTTACGGCAGTGTTATCTCCTAAAGTAAATGCACTACTAGATGCGCTTCTAATCATTGTAGAAGATGCACCGCCAGCATTAGTTAAATTAAGATACCCCGCACGATAATCATCACCAGTTGACCTATGCCACACAGGCCAATTCCCAGTAGCGTCTGTTCTTTTTACAATAATACACCCTACAGGGCTATCAAGATTATGGCTAATAGAACGAGGAGAAGTCCCATCCCCAGTATAAGTCACACAATCAAAAAAGCGGGGAGCCTTCCTCCATGTCCAAGAGACGTAATCGTGTCCTGACTCGTTAGGCCAAAAATTTGACGTATTACTTCCTGCGCCTATAGTAAAACCAGTAGAAGTAAAACCGTTTATACCCCCATAAACGCTTGGCAAATATACATCATTAAAATTAAAACCTTCTGAGTACGGAGTGGAGAGAGAATTGTAATAACCGTTGGACTCTATACCGTGATCTGGGCTGTATAAAAAGTGAGCACCTCCAGAGGATGGGGCTGTCCTACTTTTACACCAAACCAGCCCACCTTCGCCAGCTTCTGCGGCATCAAAAGGGCCAAAGGTAGAAGCTGTTACGCCTGTGTTTGTGATAGAAACAGAGTTTGTAGACTCGTCAACGAGAGGGGTATCGCCTTGCCCTAACAGAAGCACTGTATTTGTGATAGCCGTTAGGTTGCTAGTAGGAGGAGTAAAACTTGATGTATAAAGGGCAGTTCCATCTAGGATTCTTAGCCCCGACATGTACCCATCCCATTCGTAGTAGGTATCTAATACGTTGCCTACTTGGTTCCACCTGTAAGTCGTACTATCTGTAGTCGATCCCAATTGTGTGCCGTTTACAAAAAAGCGTATTAAAGTTCCACTTCTTGAAACAGCGACATGAACCCACTCCCCAAGTGGTATTTGATTATTAGTAGAGCTACCAAGTAAAAAGGTAGAGTTATTATAAAGTGTAAGCCTGTTGTTAGGATCTTTACCAAACTGGAAGTTATAGCCACTAGCTGAACTTGAACCCAAGATGTTAAGATAACTTTCAGGGTCATCTTGTATAAAAATCCAAGCCTCAATCGTAAAGTCTTGAGACAATGCAATAAGCGTACCTAAGTCTAACCGTTTTAGGTTCATACTCATACTGCCACTACCGTAAGACTGACCAAGGTTAATGCCATTTTCTATGGCTTGACCATTAGTATTGCCCTCGTAGAGATAGGTAGAGAACACATTTTCTACGCTGAGCGCAGCACCACCAGCCGCTGACGCTGTGCCCGCTGCCGCTTGGAGTAGTTTTTTCTTAGTAGCCATTAATTACCCCAATGCTTGACCAGCCGTGAACCCATACCAAGTAGTGCCGCCATCGCGGGTGTAGAACACGAAAACGTCCTTTGCACTTGCTGTCGCTGTCAGTGTCGGAGCTGTCGCGCTCGGCCAGTCAACAGATGTAGGCCAATTGACCGTGTAGCCGCTTGCAGACGCATCCTGAATGATCTCAATGCTGAAGCTATACGCAGTGCCGATAGCTGGTGGGTTAGAGAACGTGAAAGTCGTATTCTCTGTCAGTGTGTGGCTGAATGCGTTACCCGCCTCACAGTCCACCGTAGTGGCGTTAGAGGATGATGTTACCGCTGCGTAAGTTTCGTTGTAGCTGTCAACGATCAGTTCACCAGTGATGTCTACATCGCCTGTGTATGTAGGTGACATCTTAGCGTCTAGTTGCGTCTGAATAGCTGAAGTAACACCATCGACATAGTTTAACTCTGTACTGGTAGCAGTAACGCCTAAATCTGAGAGTTGACGTGCTAATGGAAAGCCGCCAGCAGTTGAGCCATCGTGTACGACTGCAACATCCTTATCAGTATCAACAGTAATTTCACCTACTGCACCTGTAAATGTGCTATGTTGGCTTGTGCTACCTCGTCTAAATTGTACTTGCTTTGCCATTATACCAATGCCCCATAATCATCTAATGAAGCGACTGTCCCAGTAACTAGGCCATAATCTTCATCTAGTGCTAAATCTTCTGCTGTTGCTGTTATCATCACAGTCGCGGCTCCAGAAAGGTTGATCGCCGCATCAGAATTATTGCTTTCGCTTACTGTGCGGCTTAGGGTCGTGCCAGATGCTGTATAGGGGCCAGAACCAATTTCCCAATTGTCACCATCTTCGATCAAGTATCTGACAATGTCACCATCTGAAACGCCAGCGTCGGCAAAAGACTGATAGCCAGTCTCAGCAGAACCAAGTGTAATTGTCCCCGTGCCCGTGGTCGCCGTTGCGACTTTAACTCTGTTAGCTAGAACGACCATGTGTCACCTTATGCTGGGTCTGGGATTTCTATGTCAAATGCCGCAAGCGTAAACGTATTTCCAGACGTAACAGATTGAGACGCTGACAAAGAGCCAGTCGCAAGTAAGCGGCTGTTTGAAGTATCGACAACCGCGAAGTGTGTCGCTGTACCAGTGCCCGAGACTGATCCATCAGAAATTGCCGCTGCGGTTACCTTACGGCCAGAAGTGTCGCCATCCGTTGGCGCGCCGATAGAAAGCGATGTTGAGTTACCAAGCGTATATGTGCTTGTCGCCTCTGTGTATGTCGTCGCCTCCTGTGAGGTGATGTCAATGCGATTTGCTTCGGTATCAAGAACGGTCAAACCGTTGTCGTATACGCGATCTGCTAGTGTGGCCATTTTATTCTCCTATGCCATCGCCCGTGGGCGCATTCTTAAACTTGAAGAGCCAACCCTAGCTCTTTCATCTTGCACCTTCAAAGATTCAACTCCTTGACGGTAAAGACTACCCCAAACATTCATGCGAGCATCATCATTCAAGTATGGCGCGGCCTGTAAGAGGGTGCCATATAAGTAAATATCAGGATTTGACGATAAAAGCCAGTTTGTAGTCGTAGCGTCCGAAAGCGCTGGTATTTCTGAGTAATACGCAAGCTCAGCCTCATAAGTCGCGTCTGGCGTAGGTATTACCTCTATTTGCGTTCCTAAATTTGTAAAAAACTTAGGCTTCCCAGATGAAGTATAATTCACCTTTTCTTCTGCCGCTTGGTCGGGCGTTACAAAAAGCAATGTCGCAATAGGGGTGGTGTTTATTTGGAAGCGTATCGTCTCCAACCAGTCTGAGGGCTTAACAAAGTATTCTGAGTCTATATTTGCCGTCGCGCGTTTCACCATACGGTGGTCGCGGACGTCGCGGTTAATCTGGCTCTCTGCCAATGCGATGAACGTCGGAATGACCGACGTCAAATCGTCGCGTAGCAGCCAGTCGGCTACGTTAGACTTCAGCTCGGAGTATGTTGTAATGCTCACAGCGTGCCCGCCCTTGTTCTAAATACTCTGTTATCTCGGTCGTTGAGCCACTGCTTAAACTTCTTAGGGTCATCCGCAATGCCTCTTCGCTTGAGGTCATAATACACGTTTAATGGGATTGACGCCACCTTATTGACGTCGCGGTGTTTATCGGGGGTATCGTTGTACTGACGCTTGTTTGCTTCAGCGATCGCTGTGACGTCTTGCTGCGTCTCGATTACGTACTCGCCCTTATCAGTAACGTGCCAATATTGTGTGATGCCGGTAAGTGGATCGTGTCCAAATAATCTCTTTTGTGGCATGCCTGTCTCCCAGAAGTGAGAGGGGCGACCGAAGCCGCCCCGTCAGCCTTATGATACGTTCAAGTCCGCAACAACTGCGTGCGCCGCTTCGTTGGTTACCTTCAGGCCGAACTCGGCGATAACCATTGACTTCTCGGCGTCACCAGTTTTCGAAAGCTCGACGTTCTGGATTGGACGTAGGTAGCATACAGATGCGTACTCTGGGTCGAGTAGATATGCTGTACGCTCTGGGCTAAAGCGGTTTGCAACCACATTTAGCGTCCCGAAGTCTGACAGATACACGTCAGCCGCACCGATAATGGTTGTTGGCGCGTCTGATGGCGCTTGGTAACGCTGTGCCGCGATACCCGCAAAACCTGACACAACTGTCTTGTTGTGTGGGCCTACCATCAAGATGCTTGGCTGACCGCCAGAAACGAATGCCTGCTGCATTGCGTCTTTCAGCATTGTCTCAGTGAAATCACGCTGAGTGCCGTCTGTACGTGCAGTAGTACCGTTACCAGTTGCCAACGCACCGCCTGTACCAGCGTTTGCGTTTGACGCGATCCACGCGCCCAAGCCACCTGTCTCACGAGCAGTTGAAGAGTTACCAGCAACTTGCGCGTTGTTCGCAGTCAAAACTGCTTCTATATCGCGCTTCAATTCTTTGCCGCGCTTTGCGATTTGGTAACTTAATTCGTCATTTTTTCCGGCAACATCTAGCGCTGAGAAGTTATCTGCAACGATAGTTGTGCGGCGACGGATGTGTGTGTAGTTACCAACACGAGTTGTCGCTGAAGTCGCGTCGAATGATGACACGTCATCACCATCGATTACGGCTGTTGTGCTTGTTGATGCCAAGCTGTCAGTCTGCCACTCGAAGTATGTGTTGGCTACGTTTTCTGAGCCAACGTTTGACTGAAATGGCACCTCTTCAGGTGAAATGTTCGCGATCACGTCTGCAAGTGATTCACGGATACCTACACCGT